ATGGCCACTATAACCGATAAGAAACAGTATCCCAGCGAGCAATATCTTAATGAGCTGATCACCAACATAGAGTTTGCTGCAAGGGTACCAGTTGAAGTCGTGAGAGCAATGGCAGCAGAGCTACAGAAGCGGCGCGAAGCTGATAGCGCAGAACCAGTTGCTTATATTTTCAAACATCCGGACGGAAAATTATTCTGGGCTTTGACGGATGAAAGCAATAAAGAGCAATCGGACGTTATTCCTGTTTATGCCGCCCCTCCAGTGCCAGTAGTACCTGAAGAAAAACCAATGCCTAACCCTCTTAAAATGTACGCGGTCGATGCTGTTGCCGCTATTGCAGAGGTGAGAGGCTGGAACGCCTGCCGCGCCGCCATGCTTCAGGCCTAACCTGTAAGTAATAGTGATGAGTTACCGCTGGACTATCTGCAAGGACACAAAGACGGCCTGGAGTGGGCTGCACAATTGGCAGAAGCCAATCATCCGCAAACAGGTGACTGGTTGTACGACGACCCAATCGATCTTGCCAGGGCGATTCGCAAAGGTCCTGATATGCCTACTGTTCAGGCTGGCAACTATCCGGTAACTCCGGATGGTTGGATAAGCTGTAGTGAGAGAATGCCGGATAAGTTAATTCCGGTAATGGTCATGTATGAAGACGGTGAGATGTGGTCTGCAATGTGGAATGGCAATCGCTGGGATGATGGCACCGAATATCCGGATCCGCACTCAGTTACGCACTGGCGTGAAATGCCAGCAGCACCGCAGCAGGAGGTGAAGTGATGGACTCCTTCGCGAAATATACGATTATTGACTGGATAGCATTCCTTCAGGTTTTGCTCATCTGGTTTTATATGGCTTACAGGAGTGGGCAGTGGATTGTCAGTGTAGCCTGTAGCAAGGGATGGCGTTGGTGGAACCGAAAGAATAAAAAAGCACTAGCCTTGGATTCGTTTTACGAAGCATTCAATCTTAACAGCCTTCAGCCTGGTTCTGTCGTTGTAGTCACCACTCAAAGCGGCATGACCATTCAGATTCATAAACCAAAAGAGGAAAAATGATGTGGCCTATATGTGTTAATTGCGGACGGATGTGCCTATCTGGATGGTGCACGTGTGCGCGGGCGTATAAAATCGATCAGCAGAAAACGTTGCGGTAAGTGCGGCGAGAGAGTTCCAGTTAATTCATGCCCGTGTAATGGTGACTCGCAATGCTGGGTGACTAAAGGCTGGCATGAAACGAAATTAATAGTGTGACATGTCACGAGTAGATTATGCATGATGAATTTGACGGGTTTTGAATACTGCCGCCAACTATGGCGGCTTTATTTTGCATGGTACTATTACCACAACGGTAACTATTACCACGGTGGTTATGATGCCTGCTGAACCTAAAACCTATAAACGCAAATCAACGCAATTTAAGCCACTAACAGCAATGCAGGAGGCTTATTGCCAGTCATACATCAAAACGCCTGAAAACCAGACTCAGGCAGCGATTAACGCAGGATTCTCCCCAAATACAGCGGCAGTTAAAGCCAGTGTCATGATGCGCGATGAACGCATTCAAAAACGGATTGCCGAGTTGATGGAGGAGCGCAACAAACGAATGCGCGTCAGTGCTGATTACGTTCTCATGCGCCTGGTGGAGATCGACCAGATGGACGTGCTGGATATACTGAACGATGACGGCGGGATGAAGCCGATCGCTGAATGGCCGAAGGTCTGGCGTACCTCTCTCAGTGCTATGGATATCGCTACCATCAAGACAACCCAGGCTTCCCTGCAAAAAGAGAATGGCGAGGCGGATCTCTCTGTTGAGGATGTCGAGCATATCCTGAAGAAGGTGAAATGGCCCGACAAGGTGAAAAACCTCGAGCTCATCGGTAAGCACGTCGACGTTAACGCGTTCAAAGAACGTCTGGATGTTAATGTGAATGTGACAATTGCTGATCGCATAGCAGCAGCCAGGAAGCGACTCAAAGAACGTCAGGATGGTAATCAGTGACAGATACAGCGTTATCTCCTGAAGAGCAGTTGATCGAGGATATTGCAGGGTTCACTCACGATCCGCTTGGCTATGCCCTCTATGCGTTCCCGTGGGGGGAAGAGGGGACTGAACTGGCACATGCCACCGGCCCACGTCAGTGGCAGGCTGATGCGTTCCGAGAGATACGTGATCACCTGCAGAATCCAGAGACGCGCTATCAGCCGCTTATGCTGGCACGCGCTTCTGGTCACGGTATTGGTAAATCCGCATTCATCTCAATGCTGATCAACTGGGGCATGTCCACTTGCGAGGATTGTAAGGTCGTGGTGACTGCCAACACCGACAACCAGCTACGAACGAAGACCTGGCCGGAAATTATCAAGTGGTCGAACCTTGCTATCACGAAAGACTGGTTTACCTGTACCGCTACCGCGATGTACAGCAATGATCCTGGGCACGACAAGCGGTGGCGAGCTGACGCAATCCCCTGGTCTGAGCACAACACTGAGGCATTCGCCGGACTACACAACGAGCGCAAACGCATCATCGTGGTATTCGATGAAGCGTCGAACATTGCGGATCTGGTGTGGGAAGTTGCTGAGGGTGCGCTTACGGACGAAGACACTGAGATTATCTGGGTGGCGTTCGGAAACCCTACACGTAACACCGGGCGTTTCCGCGAATGTTTCCGCAAATATAAACACCGCTGGAAAACTGCGCAGATTGACAGCCGGACGGTGGAAGGCACTAACAAACAGCAGTTGCAGAAATGGGTTGATGACTACGGGGAAGACAGCTACTTCGTTAAAATCCGTGTGCGCGGCATATTCCCTGATGCATCTGAATTGCAGTTTATCCCTACCGGTCTTACTGATGAGGCAATGAAACGGGTGGTAACCGCTGCGCAGGTGGCGCATGCTCCGGTGATAATCGGTGTTGACCCGGCATATTTAGGCGTTGATGACGCGGTGATATACCTGCGGCAGGGGCTACACAGTAAGGTGCTGTGGACTGGCAACAAGACTACCGACGATCTGATTATGGCGAAGCGTATCGCTGACTTTGAAGACCTGTATCAGGCTGACGCAGTGTTCATCGACTTTGGTTACGGTACCGGTCTGAAGTCAATCGGTGACGGTTGGGGGCGCACATGGCAACTTGTTCCGTTCGGTGGCGCGTCTACTGACCCGCAGATGCTCAACAAGCGTGGGGAGATGTTCAACTCATGCAAGACATGGCTGAGGCTGGGCGGGATGCTTGATGACCAGGAAACAGCGGACGACCTGTCGGCGGCAGAGTACAAAGTTCGAGTGGACGGTAAAATCGTTATCGAACCGAAGGAAGATATCAAGGAGCGGCTTGGGCGTTCGCCGGGTAAAGGCGATGCGCTATTGCTGACGTTTGCTTTCCCTGTGTCGAAGCGTCTGCGAATTCCAGGTCAGCAGAACCAGCAAGGAAAGGCCATTACAGATTACGATCCCTATGCTTAATCCGCTGGTGGGGATAATGTCGTTGATATCCTCTGGTGAGGATAAAACAAAGCCAGCTCATAGGCTGGCTGTTTGTGACATGTCACGGTGTTATTGCTCGCTTAACTTCTGCTTCAGCAAGTAACCTTCAAGCATCCAGATTTTGTTTACAGCATTCTGCCGGGCAATCTTCCGACCAATTTCTGCATCAAAGTTTTCCGGGCTTGCACATGCGCTCTCTCCGGTGACGGTGAAGCCATTCTTCAGCACCAGTACGCAGAAAGTAAGGAGGTCTGTAGATTTATGCGCTGTCCACGTATCGCCAACGCCCATACTGGCGGCACGAATACCGTCATAAGCAGTAAAGAAATGCTCTTCAAGAATGATGCTTTCGATATATTGGGGCGTAACTCGCGGAGCGGTTTTTCCTTTCTCAACGATTTCTTTTTCTATTTGCTGGTCGTTCATAATCTCACCTTAAAAAAATGCCCGGCGAACCGGGCGAACTGGAAGCAATGAGTTATGCCTTCCGTGGCTGTACTGGTTTACAGCATGAAGTCATCGCAATGGCGTCCTGCTGTAAAAAGGGCGGTGATAGTTCTTCAAGGGAAACCATCACCGCCAAGCACCTGGAACTTCTGGCATCACGGTCCTTAGGCGTGATTCTGGCGTGGCATGCAGGATTCGAACCTGCGACCAACCGCTTAGAAGGCGGTTGCTCTGTCCGACTGAGCTAATGCCACAACGCTGAGAGCACTTAGCCTGTTAAGGCACCACACTTTGTCGCGGCTCCATAAATGCTCTCATCGTTGTACCCTCGTCTCTTCCGAGGCGTCACACCGAATCGCCGGGATGGTGAATCCCCGTGCGCGGAATAAAACCGCTCGACTTGCACATTCCGGCTACCTGGTTCGTTTGCCCGAGCAAGGGAGGGTGCCCCTTAAACGTATCCAGACCGCTATCGGCGCATGTGCCATACGCCGTACTGCTCAAAATAAAAGCTCACTCCACCTGTTCAATTTAACGACAAGCCAGTCAGGTTAGTAACCGGAATGAGCTCTTTGGTTACCTTAAAGGTAATAATTCGTGCGTTAAATGTCAACTGCCTACGATAAATAAAACATATGTGGTTAAATTGGTAATAATTTAATTGCGTACGGAGTCATTGATATGTGCATGGGTAGCTCACCATCAGTGCCTGCAACACCAGAAGTTCAGGCAGCACCACAGGAGCAGGATGCCGCCGTTGTTGATGCCCGCGACGAAGAAACACGTCGCCGTCGCGCTGCTGCTGGTCGTAGTTCTACGCTGCTTACCGGTTCTCAGGGCGACACATCAACCGCTAATACCAGCGGTAAAACGCTGCTTGGTCAGTAACCGGAGTCATTGAAATGGCGGAAACAACTAAAGAGCGATTGAACAAACAGTTCGCACAACTTGAAAGCGAGCGTCAGTCGTTCGAGCCGCACTGGCGCGAGTTGAGTGATTACATCAACCCGCGTGGTTCCCGCTTTCTGACTTCTGAGGCCAACCGTAACGATCGGCGCAATACACGCATTATTGATTCGACCGGGACCATGGCGGCGCGCACTCTCGCCAGCGGCATGATGTCAGGCATCACAAGCCCCGCGCGTCCGTGGTTTCGCCTGGCTACGCCAGATCCTGAAATGATGGATTATGGCCCTGTTAAGTTGTGGCTTGAGGCGGTGCAGAACCGCATGAACGATATGTTCAATAAGTCGAATCTCTATCAGTCGCTGCCGCAGTTATACGGAAGCCTCGGCACATACAGCACCGGTGCAATGGCGGTACTGGAGGATGATGAGGACATCATTCGCACAATGCCATTCCCGATAGGCAGTTACTACCTGGCTAACTCACCTCGTGGCAGTGTTGACACCTGTTTTCGCAAGTTCTCTATGACTGTTCGTCAGCTTGTTCAGGAGTTCGGGCTAAATAACGTCAGCGAATCCGTAAAAAGCATGTGGGAAAGCGGCACCTACGAGAAGTGGGTTGAAGTGATGCATTCGGTTTACCCGAACATTGACCGCGACACATCGAAGTTGGATAGCAAGAACAAGCCATTCAAATCGGTTTATTACGAGGTTGGTGGCGATAACGACAAGTTGTTGCGTGAGTCCGGATTCGATGAGTTTCCAATTATGGCTCCGCGCTGGGAAGTTAACGGCGAAGATGTTTATGGTTCATCATGCCCGGGTATGCTGGCGCTTGGACCTGTTAAGGCATTGCAGCTTCTCCAGAAGCGCAAGTCGCAGTTGATTGATAAAGCCACCAATCCGCCGATGGTTGCTCCGACTTCCCTCAAGAATCAGCGCGCCTCCCTTCTTCCTGGCGACATCACGTATATCGATCAGATTACTGGTCAGGATGGTTTCAGGCCTGCTTATCTGGTTAACCCCAGTACAGCAGATCTGGTAGCAGACATTCAGGACACTCGCCAAATCATTAACAGCGCCTACTTTGTCGATCTGTTCATGATGTTGCAGAACATCAATACCCGCTCGATGCCTGTTGAAGCAGTGATCGAAATGAAAGAAGAAAAACTTCTGATGTTGGGGCCGGTTCTGGAGCGTCTGAACGACGAATGTCTTAATCCTCTCATTGACCGCGCTTTCTCGATGATGGTGCGTAAAAACATGCTGCCACCACCGCCTGACGCGATGGAAGGTATGCCCCTGAAGGTCGAATACATTTCCGTCATGGCTCAGGCGCAGAAGTCTATCGGCCTGTCCAGTCTCGCGTCCACGGTTAACTTCATTGGTCAACTTGCGCAAGCGAAACCAGAAGCTCTCGACAAACTCAACGTTGATCAGGCGATCGATGCATTCGCTGATATGTCCGGAGTGTCTCCAACCGTCATTGTTCCGCAGGAACAGGTTGAGCAGGCGCGCCAGCAACGGGCACAGCAGCAACAGCAGCAACAAATGATGGCGATGGGGATGGCGGCGGCACAGGGGGCCAAGACGCTAAGCGAAGCTAAAACTTCGGATCCGAGTGTTTTGTCAGCTATGGCGAATGCAGTTAGTGGTCAGGGTGGGCAATCACAATGACAGATTACGAAGACGATCAACTGAAAGAAGAAAACGCCCGTAAGCAACGTGACATGGCACAGCGTGAAATTGATGACATTCGCTTTGTCATGAGCAGTGAACAGGGGCGTCGCGTTGTCTGGTCGGTGCTGGAGAAAGGCCGTGTGTTTTCCGCTATCTCACCGATGGACGCTATGGCAATGGCATTTAATGAGGGGCAACGCAATCTGGCGCTGGAACTGTTTCAGCGCGTTATGGCGCATTGCCCTGAACAGTATTTGAAGATGGCCAAAGAGGCCAGTGAACAGGAGTGATCATGAATTTATTTGAGCGTTTGCTGTATAGCCGTCTTTGCAATGAGCAACCAGTCGATGGTGGAGCAGCTCCGGCTGCTTCAGAACCGTCAGCGCCTGCAGGTGATAACCCTGCTCCAGTTGGTGATCCATCACAACAGGAAGGTGATAAGCCACAACCTGTTGCTGATGGCGATAAACCTGCTGCTGACAAAAAGCCTGAAAACGATAAGCAGGATGAAAAAAAGGACGGCGATAAACCAGAGGGTGCGCCTGAGAAGTACGAGTTTCAGGCTGCCGAAGGCGTAGAGCTGGATACAGAAGCGTTGAAGGAATTCGAGCCGGTGGCGCGAGAACTAAACCTGACCAACGAGCAAGCGCAAAAGCTGGTTGATGCTTATCCGAAGATTCTGGCAGGTGTTCAGCAGCGCCAGGCAGAAGCCTGGCAGAAAACAACCGAGCAGTGGGCTGCGGATGTAAAAGCTGACAAAGAAATCGGTGGCGACAAGTTGATTTCTAACCTTAGCGCCGCACAGCGTGCGCTTGACCAGTTCGGGACACCTGAACTCAAAGAATATCTGAACACCACCGGACTGGGTAATCACCCTGACCTGGTCAAAACGTTCGTGAAAATCGGAAAGGCGATGTCTGAAGATGGCATGGTCACTGGTGGTAATGAAGGCCAGCGTAGTGCGGCCGAAGTGCTCTATGGCAAATAAGAGAGGAAATGACAATGGCTGTTAAAGGCTTAACTGCGCTAACGCTGGCTGACTGGGGTAAGCGCGTCGATCCAAACGGGAAAGTCGATAAGATTATCGAGCTTCTCGGTCAAACTAACCCGATCCTTCAGGATATGCCTTTTGTCGAAGGGAACCTTCCTACCGGACACCGAACCACCATTCGTTCTGGTTTACCTTCAGCTACCTGGCGTTTGCTGAACTATGGAGTACAGCCAAGCAAATCAACCACAGTGCAGGTAACCGATTCCGTTGGCATGCTGGAAACCTATGCTGAAGTCGATAAATCACTGGCTGATCTGAACGGCAATACCGCTGAATTCCGCCTGTCTGAAGACCGCGCATTTATTGAAGCGATGAATCAGCAGATGGCGCAGACGCTGTTTTATGGTGATTCCAGCGTTAACCCTCAGCAGTTTATGGGACTGTCCTCCCGCTATTCCAGCCTGTCTGCGGGTAATGCTCAGAACATCATTGATGCTGGTGGCACGGGTACAGATAACACCTCAATCTGGTTAGTGGTGTGGGGCGAAAACACCGTGCATGGCATCTTCCCGAAAGGGCAGAAGGCTGGCATCCAGATGGAAGATAAAGGCCAGGTGACACTGGAAGATGCTAATGGCGGCAAGTACGAAGGCTATCGCACCCATTACAAATGGGACAACGGACTTGCTCTGCGTGACTGGCGTTATGTTGTTCGCATTGCAAACATCGATGTCAGCAATCTTTCAGAACCTTCCTCTGCCGCAAATATTGCGAAGTTGATGGTTAAAGCACTGCATCGCATTCCAAACCGTGGCATGGGCCGCCCGGTGTTCTACATGAACCGCACTGTAGGCCAGGCTCTTGATCTGCAGTCTCTGGAGAAAACATCTCTGGCTATCAGCGTAAAAGAGACTGAAGGCGAGTGGTGGACTTCATTCCGTGGTGTACCAATCCGTGAAACTGATGCGCTTCTGGAAACAGAAGCCCGCGTGGTGTAACGCCTGTTATTAACCTGTGGGTCGTAACAGACCCACTAATGGAGAAAGAAGATGATCACCGACAAACTGTTGATGTTCTCCGAAGCTCAGGCGGTTACGAATACCGCGGCTTCTACTGACGTAATCGATCTCGGTCCAATTGACGGAAAACATCGTGATATCGGCGTGGGTTACCCGCTTGAGTTTTGGGCGCAGGTTAACACAGCCGCCGCGGCAAGCGGTGATGCAACTGTAAACATCCAGTTGCAGACGAGTGAGGATAACAGCTCATGGACCACTATTTATGATAGTGGCGCACTGGCAAAGACCGCCCTGACAGCAGGTAAACGAGTTGTTTCTGCAAAGGTGCCTGCCGGTGTTCAGCGATATCTGCGTGTTAACTACTCCGTCGCAACTGGCCCACTAACGGCTGGCAAATTCACTGCTGGTATCAGTCTTGATGTTGATGCCAATACGCCGTATCCGATCCGCTCAAAAGTAACTGGTTAAGGTGATATCGATGTCAGGTGAGAAACCAAGATACCGCGTTCTGCGCCTCTCTCATATCCATAACACTCTGTGGCCGGAGGGGGCAGAAATCGAATACGAAGGTGAGCCTGGTAGCGCACTGGAACCTGTTAACGATGCAGCCAGACAGGCAAAAGCAAAGGTAGCAGGAAAGGTGTCTATGGCAGCAACCAGCACCAAAATCATCAACGATGTGTCAGATGATGGTGAACTGGATAAGCTCCGTGAAGAGTACGAATTGCTCTTTAACGAGAAGCCACACCATAACGCCAAAGCAGAAACGCTCCGCGAGAAGATCGCAGATAAGCGTAAAGAACTGGGCGTGTAAGCCTCGCGGATGAGACAAGGGGCTTCGGCCCCTTTATTGCAGGAGTGTATATGGAACTCGTAAACCTCAAAACCGGCACTGACAGCTACCAGGATGAGAGCGGAGAAACCAGAACTCGCGATGAATACCCGTGGGGGCTGTGCATCACGCTGAATAACGACACATTGAATAAGCTGAAGGCGCAACCTCAGGGCGTCGGAACAGAAGTGATGATAACTGCAAAGGCTGTTATTCGAGGCCTGTCTGCCAGAGAAACTGACGATGGCGTTAATCGCAGCGCCGATCTGCAGATCACTGATATGGCGATCGCTCCTGTTTCCGGGGATGTAGAAAAATCAGCGGCTGAAACTCTGTACGGTAACGGAGGTGAGTGATGGCCTCTGTAGTAGAGATCTGCAATCGTGCGCTGTCCAATATTGGCAACAGCCGCAGCATTAACAGCCTGACGGAAGCCAGCAAGGAAGCGGGGGAATGTTCGCTGCACTTTGAGGCCTGCCGTGATGCTGTGCTTTCTGATTTTGACTGGAACTTTGCTACCAAACGCGTGGCGCTTGCAGATACGAGCAATCCACCACCTGACTGGGAATATGCGTACCAGTACCCGTCAGATTGTCTGCGCATTACTGAAATTATGCTTCCTGGTGTACGCAATCCAACAGCATCAATGCGCGTTCAGTACGAAGTTGGTGCAGACACCAACGGAACAGGAAAGTTGATCTACACAGACCAGCCTCAGGCATGGCTCAAGTATGTCTCTCGCGTTACAGATGTGAACATGTTTGATGCCATTTTTATGGAGGCGTTGGCCTGGCGTCTTGCGGCAGCTATTAACATGGCGCTGACTGGGAATGCAGACCTCGGTACGTTTGCCCTCAATATGTACAATCGCGTGATTCTTAGTGCTGGCTCGCATAGCCAGAATGAATCACAGGAACCACAGCCACCGGTTGATGAGTTTACCATTGCGAGGTTGTCCTGATGGCTATCAGTTGGATCCAGCCCAGCTTTGCCGGTGGTGAGATTGGACCGTCGTTGTACGGGCGTATTGACATGGCGAAGTACCAGGTGGCATTGCGCAAGTGCGATAACTTTATCGTGCGGCAGTATGGCGGCGTTGAGAATCGACCTGGTACGCGTTTTGTCGGTGCCGCCAAATACCCAAATCGGAAATGCCGTCTGATCCCGTTCCAGTTCTCGACGGTTCAGACTTATGCACTGGAGTTCGGACACCAGTACATGCGCGTTATCAAAGATGGTGCGTTGGTGCTGAACAGCAGCAATGTTATTTATGAAATTGCCACGCCATATACTGAAGCCGATCTGTTCCGAATTAAATTCACGCAAAGCGCCGACGTGCTTACGCTGGTTCACCCGGCATACCCGCCGAAAGAGTTGCGCCGCTACGCGCATGACAACTGGCAACTGGTTGATGTGGTAACGAAGAACGGGCCATTTGAAGATATCAATATTGACGAGTCAGTGACGGTTTATGCCAGCGCCAGCACCGGGACAATTACGTTAACGGCAAGCGCCTCTATTTTTGGCGCGGAGCAGGTAGGCAAATTATTCTATCTGGAACAGCCTGCAGTGGATTCAGTGCCGGTATGGGAAACCAGTAAGAGTACGTCGATTGGCGATATTCGCCGTGCAGACAGTAACTACTATCGCGCCGTTACAGCAGGCAAAACAGGCACTTTGCGCCCTTCGCATACAGAAGGCACATCATGGGATGGCTGGGGCGGATCCGGTGATGATGATACTGGCATTGAGTGGGAGTATCTGCACAGTGGTTTTGGCATTGCCCGTATCACTGCTGCAAATGGCACTACTGCAACTGCTGAGGTGATTTCCTATATCCCTTCGCAGGTCGTTGGCGAGGATAATGCCAGCTATAAATGGGCTAAATATACCTGGAACAGTGTTAATGGTTATCCTGGCACTGTTGTTTATTATCAACAACGTCTTTACTTCGCCGCATCGACTGCGTTCCCTCAGACTATCTGGGCCAGCCGTACTGGGGATTATAAGGATTTTGGCAAAAGCAATCCTACGCAGGATGACGACAGAATTATCTACACCTATGCCGGGCGTCAGGTTAATGAGATCCGCCACCTGATTGATGTTGGTTCGCTGGTAGCGCTGACTTCCGGAGGTGAGTACGTCATCACTGGCGACCAGAACAAAGTGTTAACCCCATCATCATTTGCATTCAGCTCTCAGGGATCAAATGGCTCGAGCAATGTCCCACCAATTGCCGTGGCGAATATTGCCCTGTTCGTCCAGGAGAAAGGCAGTGTTGTCCGTGATCTGGCCTACTCATTCGATGTTGACGGCTATCAGGGGAACGACCTGACCATCCTTGCCAATCATCTTTTTCAGAAGCACAGCATTGTTGACTGGTGCTTCTCTATTGTCCCTTACTCCAGCGCCTTCTGCATTCGTGATGACGGTAAATTACTGGTGATGACCTATTTGCGTGATCAGCAGGTTTTTGCATGGGCACCACAATCCAGTACCGGAAAATATGAAAGCACATGCAGTATCAGCGAAGGCAATGAAGATGCGGTGTATTTCGTCGTTAACCGAACTGTTAACGGGCAAACAGTGAGATACATCGAGCGACTGTCCAGCCGTTTATTTACCAGCGATGAAGATGCTTTCTTTGTTGATTCTGGCCTTAGCTATGATGGAAGAAATACGTCTGACAGAACGATGATCATCACTAGTGGTTCTGGCGAATGGGATTACCGCGCGGAATATACAATCAGTGTTTCTGGTGGTGCGTACTTCACCAGTAGTGATGTCGGTGCTCAACTACAGTTCCCTTATACCGGAACTGATCCTGATACTGGCGATGAAGTGTCAAAAGAATTACGTTGCGACATCATTTCTGTAACCAGCAATACCGCTGTAGTGGTTCGTGCTAACAGGAACGTCCCGCCATCCCTCAGGAATGTGGCTACCACGAACTGGCAGATGGCGCGCCGGACATTTGGAGGCCTGTCTCATCTTGAAGGCCAGACCGTAAACATTCTCTCTGATGCGAACGTGGAACCACAGAAAGTGGTTTCCGGAGGTGCCGTCACGCTGGAATCACCTGGGGCTGTTGTGCACATCGGCCTGCCAATAACTGCTGAATTCGAAACACTGGATATCAACATTAACGGACAGGAAACGCTGCTGGACAAAAAACAGGTGATCCCGTCCGTTACTCTGGTTGTGAATGCCAGTCGCGGCATCTGGGCGACTACGCCCGGCGGTAAATGGTACGAATATCCACAGCGTGAATTCGAGTTCTACGATGATCCTGTTGATGACGCTACCGGAAAAGTAGAAGTGAAACTGGACAGTAACTGGGGCAAAAACGGACGTGTAAGAATCCGTCAGCTTGACCCGTTGCCGCTGTCTGTTCTTGCCGTTATTCCTCGTCTTACTGTTGGGGGATTCTGATGATCGATGTTCGAATTATTCCCGCCACCGAAGAGCATCTTCAGATGATTTTGCCGGATGTTCGTCAGGCTGATATTGACGAACTGTATGCGGTATCGCTGATGACTACCGAAGATGCGCTGCGTGTTGGTCTTCGCACTGCGACTATGGCTTGGTCAGGGTTCGCGAACGGAGAACTGGTAACCATGTTTGGTGTATCTCCGGCGTCAATGATCGGTGGCAATGGTACACCCTGGCTGGTCGGAACCAGCCGTATTGAAAAATATCAGAAGACATTTCTTCGCCACTGCCGACCTGTATTGCAGCAGATGCTGGCAGTTTATCCGCGTCTGGAAAACTACGTCGACGAGCGAAACCATGTTGCCAAAGCATGGCTGCACTGGCTTGGATTCAGGCTTGAAGAAGCCGCGCCTTATGGTGCTCTTGGTCTTAATTTCCACAGATTTCACATGGAGAGAAAATAATGTGTAACCCAGCCATCGCTTTGGTTGCCGTCACAGTGGCATCCACAGCCGCGTCAATGTACAGCCAGAGCAAGCAGGCAAAATACCAGTCAGCCATAGCTGATCGGAATGCTGAAATTGCTGAAGCTCAGGCACAGGATTCAATCAATCGTGGGAATATTGAAGCGGATCAGCGTCGTCGTGAAATGCGTCAACGCTCAGGCACTGCGGCGGCCACTATGGGGGCTACCGGTGCGGAATTAAGTAGCGGAACAGCTCTTGACGTTTTTGCGGATAATGCTCAGTTCGGCACTCTTGATGCGTTAACGACAGTGAATAATGCTCAGCGTGAGGCATATGGGTATCAGGTTCAGGGAATGAATGCTCAGGCACAGGGGGCTGCTGCTCAGTCGGCTGCTAAATCATCGATGACCAGTACTTTGTTAACGGCACCACTAAAAGCATACGGTGCATACCAGATGGGCGGCGGAACGTGGAGCCCGTTCTCTCAGAAGGCTGCGCCGATTTCTGCTGCTGTTGGCACTCCAACCGGTCGATAAGGGGATAATAAGATGCCAGTTGTACCAACAACATCGGGCCGTCAGGTTCAGAGCAGAGGGATTTCGACGCAGGGATTCTCATCGTTTCAGACACCAAATGTCGGTGATGTACTTGGCGACGTTGCAGAGCAATATGCAGGTATTATTGCGCAGGCAAAACAGCGTGCGAATGTTGCTATGGCTCAGGATGCTTCTCTTAGCTTAAGCCAGATAAGCAGCGATCTGCTGAATAACCCTGAAACAGGTTTGCTTAACCTGAAAGGGAAAAATGCTATTGGAAAAGGTCAGGAGTATACGCAGCAGTTTGATGCCCAGGTCGAGCAACTGGCTATGTCGCTGCCGGATGAACAGGCTCGTAATGCTTTCATGCAGCAGGCACAGCAGCAGCGCATTCAGTTCACTACGCAGGCCGGGCGGCACGAGATAGGGCAAATTAATGCCTACGAAGAAGGTCAGTTTCAGGCGACGCTGCTGAACAATGGTAAAAATGCCGCAGCATTGTATGGCGACAATGCCGCATACGTATTGGCTAATAAGCAAACTTTCCAGCAAATTGAGGAGTACGGTGCTGCACATGGCTGGAGCGACGAGCAAATACAGGCCAAGAAAATCGAGTTTAAAGAGAAGGTTGCTGATGCAGCATTGTCCCAGTGGTCGGCAAACAATGCGACCGCATTCATCCAAAGTAATGGCGAGTTAAGTGATACTGCTGCTGGAGCTCGCCGTGCTGTAGCAGATAGTGGCTCTTCCGAGCGTGTCCGTGGCATACGCAACAATAACCCCGGAAATCTCGAATACAGCAAAACTAATCCGTGGGTAGGCCAGACCGGTGATGATGGTAGATTTGCTAAATTCGAAACACCTGAACACGGGATTCGTGCATTAGGGCGGAACCTGATGTCGTATCAGCGGCAGGGTATTGATACCGTCAGCGAGATAATTAATCGCTGGGCACCGCCTACTGATAAAAATGACACTATGTCGTATATCAAAGCAGTGTGCGAACAACTTGGCGTTTCTGCTGATGAGCCTCTTGATGCATCAAATCCTGATACTCTGAAGGCGCTTTGTGCAGCCATTATCCATCATGAGAACGGTAGTCAGCCATACAGTGATCAGCAGTTAACTGCTGGTGTCAGTGCAGCACTTGGTTTATCAACAATTCCAACCAACACCAAACGTTATACCGGTAATGCAGCATTCGATGCGGCATCTCCTGAGGCTCAGGCAAGTTTTATGCGACAGGCGGATCAACTGCGTCGGCAGCAGCAGGCTGAATATAAAACGATAATTGACAGCAAGGTTCGCGATGCGACGGCTGCGTATATGCGTGGCGTTGAATTTCCTAACCCACCAGGTGAGGATGATTTTATTGCAGCTTATGGCGTCAGAGAAGGAAACCTGCGATATACCGAGTTCAGAAATACGCAGATCGCCGGACAGTATATAGGCTCTTTCCGCAACATGCCGACAAGCAGCATTACCGCATATGTTGAGCAATTACGCCCGGATACTGGTGAGACAGGGGAGGGGTATGCGGCACGCGCAGCTCTTTATGGCAACGTTGTTTCGGCTGCAAATCAGGTGATAAAGCAGCGGCAATCGGATCCTGTGCAGTTTTCTCTTGCCGCCGGACAGGCAAAGCCTATCGACATGAGCAATAAGGATAACTTTGGACAGAGTGTTGCCTTGCGTGCCGCTCAGGTCAGTGACCTTGCTAAGTCATATGGCACTCCACTGACGTTCTTTTCCAAAGACGAGGCCAATCAGATCGGTGTTTTCTTTCGTGATGCTCCAGTTTCCCAACAGGCAGCATATCTCGATACCATCAGGCAGAGTACTGGTGGTGGGCAGGTGTATATGTCAGCACTACAGCAGATCAGTGCCAACGCTCCATCTGCTGCCGTTGCCGGGATACTGATGGATAAGCCTGGTGGTATTTTGGCAGAAAAAAACTGGTTTAATCCGGATGTTTCCGTGTCTCCTGAAACCGCTGCGCAGACAATTCTTGCTGGCGCGGCGGCTCGTAAAGGTACTGATGATGCGAAAGGTATTCCGATGCCTAAAGATGCTGATCTTCGCCTTGAGTTTTCTGACATGGTGAAGGATGCATTTGCTGGTGACGCTCAGGGAGCATCAATGGCATACGAGATCGCAAAGGATTATTACGCTGGTGTGATGGCGAAAAAAGGCGTGATATCAGGCGAAATTGACACTGATATCTGGAAACAGGCTGTTAACGTAGCTACAGGTGGCGTGCATGACTATAACGGAATGGGGAATGTCCTTTTGCCGTGGGGAATGTCTGCAGAGCAATTCGATAAGCAGGTTAATCAGGCTTGGAATGAACAAGTTGTCGGCACCGGGATAAAAACACCGCCTGGTCAGTATGGTTTGCAAAGTTACGGCGATAGTCAGTACCTGGTGAAACTTGGTACTGGTTATCTGCTGAAAGATGATGGTTCTCCCGTTGTTCTTAATCTGACACAGAAGCGTCAGAGATTCTCCGGAGATATTCCGCAATGAGTTACTTTGGCCTTAATCCAGTAAACCAGAATCAGCAGCTTGACGAAGCAGCATCAAATCCAGCTGGCTTTAACAGCGATGTTGGTTTTTTCGACAATGCTGTAGGAGCGGCATTGTCTGGTTTGTACTCCGGGCTGGTGGCAAAGCCAGATCAGTTGCTATGGGCAGGGATGGATAAAATCGTATCCCCGATTGCTCAGTTTGTTAACGAAAACACCTCGCTCAATGATACTTCAGTTTCATACATTGCCGAGCAGAGAAAACTAGCAGAGCAGCAGGTTAAGCGGCTGACGCCTGATGCCGCGACAACCGGAACCGCCGGGCAGGTTCTTTATGGGTTGTTCGATATGGGCGGGCAGGCTGTTGTCGGTACAACGCTCGGTGGTCCTGTCGGAGGTGCAGCGGCGGTAACTTCGCTACAGGGTTTTTCTGAGTTTGAACGGCTGACAGAACAGGGTGTTGATTTCAGGACGGCGCAGGAAGCGGGATTAGTGCAGGGCATTACTGCTGGTGCCGGAACACTGATCCCTATGAGCCTCGGGTTACGTGCTGGTGGTGCGCTGGCGGAAGGTGTAGCGGCCCAGCTTGCGCGGACGGGTGAAAGTTCAGTGCGACGCGCCGCAGCAACAGCAGTACGTGCAACGCCAGATATTGCCTATGCCGCAGGTACAAATATTGCGTTCGGTATGGCACAGCGTGGGCTTACTGCAAAAACGCTTCGTGATGGTGGCTATAGCGAAATGGCTAACCAGTATGATGTGTTGGATCGACAGGCAATTGCTATTGATGCTGTTCTTGGGGTGGCGTTTGGTGGTGTCGGCAGATTTATGAACTCTCGCGGCGAGTCTACAAGCGCACCAAATTTTTCACCAGTTGATGTTGATGCTGCACTGGCGGCGAATGCCGCTCATCATGCTGAAATTGATATTGCGCCCGGCGTGCCGATCAACGTGCTTTCGCGCAATTCTCACATTCAGGCTCTGCGAAAAGCTATGTCTGATGTTAGCCAGGGGAGACCTGTAGACGTTGCCAGCATTGTTGAGTCTGCATCTTTCAGTGAAATTCCTGGGCGCAAGAGTCTGCTGTCTCAGGCAGTTAATGAGGCTCTGTCATCTGTAGATGATGGAGTAACGGCGCGCGCTATAGAAAATCGGTTGCTTGAAGAACAGGCCGCGCAGCTTTTGCCGCGTGGCGATAGACAGGTTTACCAGTCTGAAATCGCTAATAGCCAACGAATTATTGAAAATCTCACTGAACAGCGCGCACAAATTCTTGCAGAAGAGCCAACCGGTAGCGGTAAAGCTTTGTCTCGTGCTCGATCAGATAAACAGGTCAGACTTCGCGATATTGACCAACGAATCCGGCAGGCACAAGAGCGCCTGGAATTTTCCCGTAACGCGTTGGCACCGCATGAGCCTGGCGGTCAGTTTTTTGAAGCTCGAGCAGAACTGGCACGACGACAGCAGGCAGAAAGTGAACTTAATGCTCAGGCTGTTTCATTCTATAAAACAGCAGAGGTCAGGACGCCAGACGAAGTAGCTCCTTTTGAGCCCGGTAAGATATTGCAACAGACAGAACAAAAAATGACGGCAGATCCGGCAGGAGATATTGATCTGCGTATAGCTGAAGACTCGCTGCTTGAATCTCCGGACATGATAATCACCGTGCTGGATGATGATGGTAATCCACAATCGCGCAGTGCGCGTGAAGTACTGGATGAAGCGAACAGGGAAAGTGAGCAGGCAATACAGGATTCCAGCCTGTTTGATGTTGCTGTGGCGTGTTTCTTGAGAGGTTAAATTAAATGAGACAGGAATGTATACAAGCGGTCCAGCAGGCGGCGCAGCGCACGTTAACGGCGCGAGAAATACAGAACATTGAAGACCGCATTTATCGAAATATGCGCTCCATTGCTCGTGATGACCCGATGTCGTGGCGACAACTGTCCGAATCAGAACGGTTGTATCGTGCAGCACAATTGGCATCTGAAGAATTACAGCGAGAAGCGGCATTAAAGAAACGTCGTGTGGCTCTCACTATAGCCGCACGTCAGAGATTGGATAAATTTATCAATAGCTATCAAGGGGCTGATGGGAAACTTGGCGCTCTTAACCGTACTATTGCTTTTAATGCAGACGGTAAATCGAATTTCCTCTCTGTTGAATCCAGAACAAAAGCCACTCGTGATTATGCATTGAGTCAATTGCAGGAGGCATTCGAAGCAGTTGATCCTCGCTTTTTTGGTCTGTTTGAAGATGAAGCGGGCGTACGTGACCTGGTATATGAAATGCGGGGGCAAAATACTGGCAATGCTAAAGCAAGAAAAGGTGCTAAGGCGTGGAGAGAAGTTACAGAGCTGCTGCGCCGCCGGTTTAATGATGCTGGTGGGGACATTGGCTATCTCGAAAACTGGGGAATACCTCAACATCATTCTATGGAAAAGGTTGGGGCGGTATCAAAGGATAAGTGGGTTAGCGATGTTATAGGTAAGCTGGATCGCAAATATTATACCCGAGCCGATGGACAACTGATGAACGATGCCGAGTTGTCTGCATTTCTTGGAGAGGCTTATAACACGATCGCTACTGGTGGGCTGAATAAGCTTACTGATACCGGAATGCGAATTTCCGGCGCACGTGCTAACCGTGGTAATGCATCACGACAGATACATTTCAAAGATGCAGATTCCTATCTGCAATATCAGCAACTTTATGGCGATCGCTCTCTATGGGAAATCATGGTCGGTCACCTGGAAGGTATCAGTAAAGATATTGCACTGGTGGAAACATATGGCCCAAACCCCGATCATGTTTTCCGCTCTCTTCTTGATCAGGTGAAGGCAGAAACGGCAACAGCTAACCCGAGTAAAACCGGTAAAGTCGAGCGGCTGGCGAACAACACAGAGAATCTGTACAACTTTATTTCCGGAAAGACACAGCCTGTAGCGAATCCGCACATCGCGCGATGGTCTGACAATATCCGCAACTGGCTGGTTGCCAGCAGACTCGGATCCGCGTTGCTGTCATCGTTCTCTGATCTTGGAACCATGTATCTGTCTGCGAAGGTTACCAACCTGCCAATGAACCAGTTATTCAGGAATCAGTTAGAGGCGATGAATCCGGCGAACCGCACAGAACTGGCGCGGGCCCGTCGTGCTGGTCTGGCAATGGAATCTCTGCTTGGCAGCGTTAACCGCTGGGCGATGGACAATATGGGGCCTTCTGTGTCCCGTTGGGCGGCTACGGCTGTAATGCGTGCCAGCGGCCTGACAGCGTGGTCAGATGCGCATAAGCGTGCCTATGGTGTCACCATGATGGGTAGCCTGGGCGAAGTTGTCACCAGAACACCGGATCTTCGCAGTCTCGATGACGCAGATTTCCGCATACTGAAAAGTAAGGGGATCACAGATACAGACTGGAGTGTGTGGAAACTGGCGCAACAGGAGGACTGGGGAAAGGGTAACGATACGATGCTTACGCCGGAGAGCATCATGCGTATTCCTGATGCTGCTGTAGAGCACTTGGGAGAACCGGAACGCGTGAAGTTTGAAGCGATGCGTAAGCTGCTCGGAGCGGTGACCGAAGAAGTGGATATGGCGGTCATCACTCCTGGTGCGCGTGAGCAGATGGTTACTGGTTCAGGAATCCAGCGCGGAACATGGAAAGGTGAGTTAACCCGCAGTGTGTTTCTGTTTAAGTCGTTTCCGATCTCCGTTGTCATGCGTCACTGGTCGCGCGCTATGGGTATGCCGTCTGCTGGTGGTCGTGCGGCATACATTGCGACGTTTATTGCCAGCACAACCATCCTTGGCGCGCTGTCGCAGCAACTAAACGATATGGCATCAGGCAGGAACCCGCGTGATATGACCGGTGATGATTCCGCAAAATTCTGGCTTGGTGCGTTACTGAAAGGCGGTGGCCTTGGCCTTTATGGTGACTTTTTATTGTCAGATCACACTAGGTACGGAAGCGGCGCGCTGGCGTCGATGCTTGGCCCGGTAGCTGGTCTGGTTGATGACGTAGTGAAGATTGCTCAGGGCATACCGTTAAATGCTGTGGAAGGGAAGAATGAGCAGACTGGTGGTGATCTGGTTAAGCTGGGGAAAGGTCTGATGCCAGGTGCGAATCTCTGGTACTTAAAGGCGGCTCTCGATCACATGATCTTTAACCAGATGCAGGAGTATTTTTCACCAGGTTATTTGCGTAAAATGGAGCAACGTTCGAAGAAAGAGTTTAACCAGACATACTGGTGGCGACCACAGGATGTCACTCCGCAATAAGGATGAGAAATGATTGCTTTTATTCTTGTTGTGTTTGCGCTTGTTGCACTTGGCGTTATGAACCGCAAATGTATCATTGACGATGGCGAATTTGCTGTTGCAGTTATTTTGATATTATCTGGTGTAGCAGGGTACATAGGCTTGTCATAACGTGAGCGTGACATGTCACAGGCCGCTTTCGCGGCCTTGTTTTAACGAATGCCACCGCCGCCCGGGCGGGAATCCGCAGAACGCCCACCGCAGCGGGAGCCGTCAGCAGCAGTGTCGCTGTCGTGCTGACAACGACCAGCAAAGGCCTGAGTTGAAGCTACCAGAGACAATAAAACGAACAGTGCAGCAAATGCTTTTTTCATTGTGAAATTTCCATCTATAAGCCACCTCAATGTGGCGTCAATGAGTGTAGCACTGACTTTTGTTTCGTCCATAAAAAACTACTATGCAGGCTTTTTGGATTTGTACGAATAATCCCACGGATAAACATTTCTACTAAGTGGAGCTGTATTCGTTCGTTCATGAAATAATTTTGTGAAATTCAATACGGAATCCATCCAAACTTTTGCGTTAGCTTTGGTGTGTGCGGGCGGGTCCCAATAAGCTAGTAAGGCTGCATCTCTTATTTCATTGACTGCATATATGAGATATGCGTTACTGGTTGGTTTTGGCCTGTAATTTCCTTGTTCATCAATCAATCCGTATGACCACTCATCCCAACACTGTTCAGTACATGAGTATGAATATGATGCATATTCACCAATATTGACATGAACCTTTCTGAGATGGAAACCTAATACTTCGTCTGGTCTTTCAAAAAGAGTATCTTTTCCCAGATCAGGATGATGACCATGACGCCAGTGTTGTTTAAAAGCATCTTTTAGCGAAATCAGAAAGTCATCAGTTTTAAACTCACCAGTAGGTATAACCTTCCCGCTATACTCACTCAAAAACATCGAATTCCTCTTCCTTCATATGCGTTTCTAATGAGTTAAGCTGGCGGAAAGATATCTCTTTTGATTCTGCAGATGAGAGCTTTTTTATCCGCTTTATACTCTTTGTGATAGGAATAGACATTGTATGCACATCAGCGGATGCTCTTGGCTTTGTGCTGATAAAAATATGGCGCAATGCCGCATTTTCACTATTGAACGAGCCAATAGCTGATTTACGTGCTACAACCTTACCAGTAAAAATACGACTCTTGCTACGCTTTGCATGAGTTCCGCTTCTTACCGGACCTCTCATCACGAATCCAAGTTTTGTCATCTTTAATCTCCGGTAAGTTACAGGTATAAAATAAAAACAGGTTTACCTTTAAGGTAATAGTACGCTATTCACCCCCAGTCTGCAATCTGTACAGAATTATTTAAAGGCACATCCCTGTGCCACCGCCAGTCAGAAGAACCCTGCCTTGTCGTTGATGTATTCCGCGTGTGTCTGGATATTACGCAGGCATTTGCTCACACCGACGATGTAGCAGAACATGGTGGTCAGTTCCGCCGCCGCGCCCGATACGTCGTGCCCGTCGTCCTGTAACTGGTTCAGCAGATTCATCAGCAGTGAGTTCTCCGTCAGGCCGAGAACACCAGACGGCGAGTGAATCAGGCTGCGGTAGCCGGGCTTCAGTGGGGCGCTGTATTCTTTTTTGTCTTCCAGCTTGATCGCCTCCATAATGGCGGGCATGAAGCCTGACAAGACGTTCTCCACTTTTGTTTCTTGTTGTCTTAAACGTTTCTCGCATTCAATGAAGTAGCGTCGCACCTGGCGACCTTTTTCGTTACGCTCGACCATTGCCAGCTCTTTGGCTGTATCGAGGGTGAGGTGGTACTCTTTGCGGTTGTGGCCGCCTCTACCAGATGTTTGCTTTCCCAAATTGGAAAGCAAAATATAGTCTTGATTTTCAATGAATTCGTATTCTGAAATGCGATTTGTAATCCATGCTGCAAACACCTTTTTAACACCTAAAAAAGCGTGCAGATCGCGGGCATTACAAAGTAGGGCTGTTTCGTTAGATATAGTGCCGTTGAATACGGGGATGAGTTGAGCGTTCATGATGGTGTCTCCACTTAGCGAATTACATCACCACCGCTGAGACCAATCAGATGGTGGTGAACTGAACGGAGTTGGTCTTACCGGCCTAAGTGGTACCGGCGTCCTTTCGGACCCCCATTCAGCCCACCATAATTCTGGCATGACTGTGCTATACGCATAAAAAAACCACGTCTGGCGTGGTATGCGCCACTTAGTAATCCGGGAGACCAATCCCGGCACTGGATTTTGCCAGTGCCCGATTACTATGGCACAAGAGGAGTGCGATGTAAATTTACCGCAAAGGTAATGATAAACACGAAGAAATATTAAAATCAACCGTATTTGGTTGGTTGCGTTTAACGCTTGATCACCTGAAAGCAAGATATTACCTTTAAGGTAATGTTATTGTGAGGAAAAGCAATGGAAGTTTTCTGGATAGTTGTTGGTGTGGTTGCGGTGATTATTTACGTTATCAACCAGAACAAGACTAAGATCTCTGATCGTACGGTCGTTAATCATAACAAAACGATAAAGACCGAAGATGGAGAGATAACGATTAATCGTACACAGGTGATAGAACACACCTCTACTCAGTTTCAAAAAACTGGAGGTAATGCGCCTAATATTTCCGCACCTCCTGCTTATGATAGTGCGGTAATCCAGACATATTATAAACAGCAGGAGTTAGCAAAAGAGAGGCAACTGATTCAGCCAAAGCCGTTTACAGCTGAGCTTCCACCTGGAGTGTCAACGCCTCCGGCATATCATGGAAGATTCCCTGGTGATGACATATCGTCTCAGTCATCTAAAAAAGCACCTCAGGCAGTATCAGAGCCAGCAAGAATACCTTCTGTATCGCCGCCAAAAGAAGAATCAGCTAATAGAGTCTCAAGTGGTAGCAAGCAGTGCTTGCGATGCAGAATAAACCTTCCATATGAAAAATTCAGGAAATCGTCAAAAAATCCAGATGGATTGACTAAGTGGTGTGCAAGGTGTCTCGATGGCCCAAAGAATACACGCCATATGAAGTGGTGCCCAATTTGTAATGTCCGCAGAAAACGAACCAGCTTTTACCCTAATAATCAAAATGCGGATGGTTTAATGGCATGGTGCAAAACGTGCTGGGATGAGCACAAAGCGAAACGATAGGCCGCTCTTGCGGCCTTTAAATTTACCGGGTTTGTTTTCGTAATTGTTCGGCACAATAGTCGAGATGTGTTTGCAGATCCCGCATAGACATCTGTGAGCTGGTGACGTAGTTAATCAGTGCAGTCAGTTCGGCAAGTGGGCCATCGACATTAAATCCATCCTTATCGAGATCCCGGAGTAATTTCATCAAGTGCGATCCCTCCACCAGTGACCTGACGCCTCCCGGCGTGTGAATCCTTTCGGTAAATCCCTCTTCCAGTGGATAGTGATACTGCTGCATCTTATCTTCTCCATGCAATAACTGTATATTTATACAGTATCAAATAATTTATTTGCTATCCAGCACGTTTTTAAAATTACCTGAAAGGTAATATCTGTTCGAATTCACAGTCTATCTATCCATATGTGGTTTTTCAGGTAATAAAATAACCGGATATGCGGCGCAACGGGTGCTGCGACTATCTGGAGATTTAACATGACGGTCTCAACCGAAGTCGACCATAACGACTACACAGGGAACGGCGTTACCACATCTTTCCCGTACACGTTCCGCATCTTCAAGAAGTCAGATCTCACCGTCCAGGTCGCTGACCTTAACGAAAATATTACGGTGCTGACTCTGGATACCGATTACTCCGTTACCGGGGCGGGTACCTATTCTGGCGGGAATGTCGTGCTGATGTCACCGCTGGCCAACGGATGGCAGATTTCTATCTCGCGCGACCTCCCAGTTACCCAAGAGACTGACCTCCGTAACCAGGGGAAGTTCTTCGCAGAGGTCCATGAGGATGCGTTCGACAAGCTGACCATGCTTATCCAGCAGTGTTTCAGCTTTCTACGCCTGGCGCTGCGCAAGCCGTCGTTCATCGCGAACTATTATGACGCACTCAACAACCGCATTCGTAACCTTCGTGACCCGTCACAGGCGCAGGACGCAGCCACGAAGAATTATGTTGATGGGCAGATCGTTGACAACACCAATGCCTGGAAAGCTGGTGATGCCATTCTTGATCAGAAGATTGACAGTAATTTTGCGAGAACTCTACGGGTTCCAGAAAGCACTGTTGACCAACTAAGCCCGGTATCTGTTCGGAAAAACTCGTTGTTAGGATGGGATAGCAACGGAAAGCCAATACCTGTTTTTTCGATGACAGATACAGCAGATCTCGCAATAAAGTTAGCATCTCATGAAGATGGTCTTGGTATGTCTTTGCTGGGCATGCCAGGGTCTGGATCTTTAAATCAACTTATTGGTAAGTGGACTTGTCCTGAGGCATGGGGCGTTATTACTGATTCCCAGCCAGACGCTCATGCTAATTCTAAAAAAATGTTTAATATGTTTGAGTGGTTACGATCTTTAGGTGGCGGTGTAGCATATTTCACACCAGGTAAAACCTATTGGATTGATTTTATTCAGTTCGTACCCAGCAATGTTGTAATTATAGGATATGGGGCTACGGTAAAACAGATAAACCCATTGTCAATGTATGGTCGTGGTGGTTTCGTTTTTGGGAGTGGCAGAGAATGGAACTATAAAAAAGCAAAAGCGGCATACAATTCCGGTAATTACCCGTCTTCCGTTGCTGATTCTACGATGGCAGAGTTACCACTGAAATCTTACCTGAGAGATAATCAGTCTTATGTTCAGTGTGAGAAATGTAAAGTTTATGGCTTGCGCATGTCTGCAGTGTTTACTGATTCCAGCTATTGGGGAGGCTATGCATTTAATTGTGTTAATGCACAGCATATAAGATTTTTCGATGTGGTTGGTGATGGTTGGACTCAATTGTTTAACTTTGGTAACGATAGTTCTTCCTCTTCTCCATCTTGTTATGATGTAATTGCAAAAGGTGCTACCGTTGAAAAGGCGGATCTTGTTCGCACTTATTATGCATTTGGTTTTATTGCAAACTCAACAGATTGCTGGATTGAAGATTGTGATCTACTTAAGCCTATGACTGCCGGAACTATTAATGGTTCAGGAGCTGCTACAAACTTTGTAGAAAACTGTGGGTTTAAAGATTTACGAGCTGCAAAATTAGGTCGTACAGCATCTTCGGAGATGGTTCTATTAAATAATGCAAAAGGTTGTCTTGTTGAGAATATAGATGTTGGTGACTGCATTAATGGTGTAGCCACCTACTATACTGATGATTCATATAATGATGCTAACATGCCGAATATTATAAGAAACATTTCTGCATCAGCTGATAATGTTGTCGCTCTTCGTGCAAAATACTCTGTTATTGATGCATTTCATGGTAAGGGGGCATACATAAATGAGTTGTATTTCGCAAATAATAACGCAAGCGGAAACAAAATAAATAAAAACCCTAAATCTATAGGCTTTGGTGGCACAAACCTGCAATCATGGTTTTTAACCAATAATACTGTTCTTGGTTGGTTCAGAAGATATTTTTATTTAAGACCATCAGAAATAATTCTGAACGACAAAGCAGACACATTATCATGGACATTTAACAAATTAGTATCAACAAAAAACGGTGTTGATCTTTACTTCATGTGGAGGGTTCCAGATGATATAAAAGCTATTGATGATATAAGAGCTTTTATAAGATTTAACATTTCACCTGATCAGAATGCAGCAGCAGCAGGATCTACTGTTGAAGCAAGTTTAATTCAGATGATATCGTTTGACGGAGATATAAATACAGATCCTTACACGGCGTTTTCTAATTCAAAAGTTGCTACATCTGGAGTTGAAAACACTACAATAGTAACTCAAATGGGGTCAACTGCCCCTGGCTTTGTAAAAATGGCAGATGAAACACATGGACTTGCATATAGTTGGTATGTGTTATTTAAAATGACACATAACGTAAATAACAATTATATGAAAGAAATCAGAATAGCGGGGTATAATTAATGACTGGTTCAGATGCAAAACAGGCAGATGTGTTATTCAAGGCTATCGTTGATTATTATGGAAACATGAGCGGAAGCGATATCACTACAGCGCAAGTAAATCAACGTGACAAAATCATAGCAAGTGGAGTTATTGAATGTGACGACGCTATAGATTTAAAAATACTTGAACTTCAAGACAAGTATATTGATGCAGAAAATGAAGCATCTACTGAAACGATGTTATTAAAAAGAAAGCAGGTTGTTGAAGAGGCAATTCTTTTATTGTCATAGAAAAACACGTTTTCAATGATCATTTGTCATGATTACCATTTATCCATAAATGGTTTATTGTGTATGATGGACTGACCAAACTAAGGAGGTTCATCATGCATAGTAAACGGTGGTCATCATGTCTGCATCGCTAACCGCTGATACAATAAATCAGGGGCTTAGCTATGGTGCGCTGGCAGCAGTCATCGCCGGCGTACCTCCTGAAGTGGCGCTGGGATCGCTGGCCGGGGCGGTAATTTTTGTTACCTCTGCAGTTGAGTATCCGTTCAAGCGCCGCGTTCTCCTGGCGCTACTCAGCTTTCTCTGCGGTCTTCTCTTCTACAAACCCACAGCATCAATCCTTATCGGCGTTGCCAGCATGATCCCCACCATCACACAGGACTCGTTCGAGCGGGGCATTGTCTACTCCGCCGGCGCGTTCGTTGCCGCAATTGTCGCGGTGCGGGTTGGGATATGGCTGTATCACCGCTCTGACAATCCGCGCGATTTAATCCCGGGAGGAAAAGACGATGACAGGCCATGATCTGCTGCTTATCGCTAATTCCATCATCTGCGGCGGTATAGCGCTGCGGGTGATGTTCTTCCAGCGCAACGGATCGCGCCATCGCCGCTGGGGCGGGTGGATAGCCTATTTCCTCATCGTGGCGGCGGCCAGCATCCCGCTGCGCACCGCGTACTCATACCTGTACCACTTCCCTATGACCGCAGATCTTTCTGAGGTCGTTATCAATGCTGTGATGTTCGCCGCGGTGCTGAAGACACGCGGCAACGTCGTGCAAATCTTCAAGATATCGAGGTCGCAACATGGACATTAACGAGTTTCAGAAAGCTGCCGGCGTTAACTTGTCGCTGGCCACGCGCTGGCATCCGCACATTGTGGCGGCCATGAAAGAGTTTGGCATCATCAAGCCGCTGGATCAGGCGATGTTTATTGCCCAGGCCGGGCATGAAAGCACTGGCTTTACCCAGCTCGTTGAGAGCTTCAATTACAGCGTGGCGGGGCTGGCTGGTTTCGTCCGTGCCGGGCGACTGACGCAGGGCCAGGCTAATTCCCTCGGGCGCCGGCAGGGTGAACCATCGTTGCCACTGGAGAGGCAGCGGGCCATTGCCAATCTGGTGTACAGCAAACGCATGGGGAATAACGGGCCGACAGACGGCTGGTTTTACCGCGGGCGCGGGCTTATCCAGATCACCGGGCTGAACACCTATCGCGACTGCGGCAACGGCTTGAAGGTGGATCTGGTTAAGCAGCCGGAGCTGCTGGCGCAGGACGAGTATGCAGCGCGGAGCGCGGCGTGGTACTTCGTGAAATATGGATGCCTGAAGTACACCGACGACCTGATGCGCGTCACGCAGATCATCAACGGCGGGCAGAATGGCATCGACGATCGCCGTGTGCGTTACCTGTCGGCCAAGAAGGCGCTGGCATCATGATCACGGCATTCGTGAAAGCATACTGGAAACAGTTGCTTATCGTGTCGATGCTTGCTGCTCTGGTGGCCGGCGGCGTTATAGCCTGGAATATTCACGGTGACAGACAGTACGACGCCGGGTATGCGCAGGCGAAGGCTGACCGCAAAGCAGAAGATGAGAAAGCCAGTCAACATGATGAACAGGAGAAAGCAACCAATGAACGTGAGGCGCAGCAGAGGATCGACCAGGCGCGCAATGATGCTCTTGATGCTGCCGCTCGCGCTGGCCGGCTGCAGCAGCAGCTCGTTGCCATCCGTGAGCAGCTCAGGCAGTATAACGCCACTGTCGGCGCTGGGTCGTCAGCCGCAGACACCGGAATTTTGCTTACCGACGTGTTCGAAAAATCTCTCGAACGAAACCGAAAACTGGCAGAATACGCTGACCGGGCAGCCGAAGCCGGAAGGGTCTGCGAAAGGCAGTACGATGAACTGACGAAGCGGGGTACAATTTCCCGGTGACGGTATATAAAACGGTATGCAGAATTTATCGTTTCATAAACTTGTTTTCAGTCAATTGGTTACGATGACTGTAAATAATTGAGTGGGAATGATTTGACTCTGCACTATGAATGAACAAAACCCTCTGTTACTACAGAGGGTTTTTTATACTCACGAATCATAGGATTGAAGTTACTAACATCGATTAATTAAACCAGCTATCTGATTTATTCTCTTCTGCTTTGCCCACGCTTTTCATCAGATCGCGACCGCCTTCAGTCATATTTCTGTTTGCGTCAGCTTCAGATTGCACCACATCGGTTTGCGCAGCTTTGTGCTTCAGTTCCTGATCGATAAATTCGTTTTCGCGCTTAACGCGGGCTTCTTCTTTCGCCAGCGCCAGTTTTTGTTTCTGAATCTCTAAGCTGCGTAGCTCATCTTCATAACTTTGATCGCGTTTTTTGTCCGCAGTGGCTTCGGCGTCCAGTTTATCCTGACGAGCTTTCTTATTCGCTGCTGCCGTTGCCGCTCTTTTATTAGCCGCGGCCTGGGCGTTTGCGCGACGTTGCTTCTCTTGCTGGATTTCCCTGTTGCGCTCCGCGACCCATTCGTCATGCTGCCTTTGCTCTTCATTTTTACCTTGCTGTTCCGCTTCTGCGACAGCCGAGAGTTGATCCTGCAATGATGAGGCGATAGCCGGATAGCTTAAGGAGGCTAAGATGGCGCAAAGAAAAACTTTCTTCATGACTCCTCCTGATTATTAGCTCTTTTCAGGACATTTGGTATTTGGCTGAATACGCGTTTCGTTATATGTCGTGGTAATAACAACGGCTAAACCTGTCGTAAACTGGCACTCTTTACCCACCTGGGTGGAGGTATACACTTTGGTGCCTTCCTTATATGTTAAAGAAACACCTTCCACTAAGGTTTTATCATTCACCATAGAACCCGCTGCCGCGCCTACAGCTCCGCCGCCAACTGCACCTGCTGTCGTTCCGGAATTGCTGCCAGACCCGACGTTGTGGCCGATAACACCGCCAGCGACAGCGCCAATAAGCGCGCCGAAGGCTTGTGCGTTCCGTTTATTTTGGGCGTTGTCTACGGCAACTTTTGCGGGAAGAATGGAAATAATATTAACGGTTTTAGTTTCTTGTTTGGTATTCAGTTGATCGGTTTGATAAACATCGGCGGCATGATCATCAGCATTTGACTGGCATCCTGCCAGAGTGAATGACGCTAACATTGCCACAGGCAGAAGACATTTTTTAAATTTCAT